AGCGACCGTCTGCACAAGAAGGTTCAGGATGAATCTTGATGGCCTCTACCCATCCATACCTCGCCAGGTCTTAGACCAACTCAGCGATGTGCAGGATAGGTACAGCATAAACACCCCTCTTCGCCTCGCTCATTTCCTTGCCCAATGCGCCCACGAGTCTGGGCGTTTTACCGTTACAAAGGAAAACTTGAATTACTCCGCTCAGGGGCTTCTAAAGACCTTCAAGAGGCATTTCAACGAGCGCACAGCCAAACTATACGCCCGAAACCCCGAAGCCATTGCCAACAAGGTTTATGGCGGTCGTTTGGGCAACAACAAGGTCACGGATGGATGGACATTCAGAGGCCGAGGCTACATCCAACTGACAGGCCGAGCCAACTACGCAGAGATTGACAAACTCGTACCCGAAGACCTCTTGGAGAACCCCGATATGGTTGCAGGGAAATACGCAATGCTCTCCGCAGGGTACTATTGGAATAGCCGTAAAATCAATGCCGTTGCCGACAAGGGAGCGACCAAAGAGGTGGTGGAATTGGTGACGCTGAAGGTCAATGGAGGCACAAACGGCTTGGAAGAGCGAACCAAATACTTCTTTGAATACCATAAAATCTTAACGGCAACTGCATAACTTTGAGGTACTAAAAGCATCGTCTATGCCACTCACTAAAGCCAAAGGTTATGGGAAGAAAGCAGTCTCCAAAGCCGTCTCCAAAAACATCTCCGAGCTTACAAAAGCCAACAAAGCCAAGCCAAAAAGCAAAAGGCGGTCAAGAAAGCAAATTGCCGCTATTGCCTATTCTGCTGCAAAATCATAACTATTCCTGCTGATGACACCGAAAATCACTCTCTCCGTTGAAATCCAAGAGAACCTGTATAAGGCTTTGGAGGAAATGAGCAAGGAATCAGGCAAGAGCATTGAAATTCTTGTTGAAGAGGCTATTGCTGACCTTGCAGACTTGTTTGAGGAATACACCGACATTGACCTTGAGGCTTACCTGACCGAGGAAATCAAAGAGGACAACGAGATAACGAGGGTGTTCCCTGAAGACGATGGATGCTAATAAAGGATATACTCCTTACGGAGGCATCTCCCTTGTCGTAATCCCCATTGTGATAGGTCTTACCTATCTCATCTACCTGATAAAAGACACTCCTGCGGTCATTATCCAAGAGAGGGATAAGACGATTGATTCGCTGACTTACGAAATAAGTCATTTAGAGCCTCTCAGAGACACGATAGTCCAAGAGGTGATACGCACTCAGGTCAAATGGAAAGAACGCCTTGTAGAGGCTTATTCAAAGCCTGAGACAGTTCGTGTGCTATCGTATGTGCCGATCCGTTTGGATTCGTGTTTGGAGGTCGGGATGATGCTTAAAGAGCAAATAGCGATAACGGATTCTCTGCTTTTGACTTACAGGAGAAAGGATACGGCTATGGTTAAGGCCATTGCCACCAGGGATTCGCTTGTATTGGTTTGCCAGGGCGAGAGAGCGAGAAACGAAAAAGCTGAAAGACTTTACCGATTTGCGGCCATTGCAGGAATTGCATTGTTTACCGGATTGATTATTGCCAAATAACCCCTATCTTTGACTTGCCGTTAAGGGGTTAGCGGTTTGTGTTTCATTGGTTAAGCCCACGAGTAGGTCGCTCCGAAAGTGGGCTTTTTCATTAATACATCCTCGTGCAATGCGAGAAATCGGCTACAATCTCACGGACTTCGTTGCCTTGTTCGCTATATCTCCTGCCGAGTTTGAGCTTCATCCAATAGCCTCCTAATGGCTTTGGTGGCCTTCCCTTTTCAACGTGGAATCCTCCGATACCTCCATCCCATTCCTCCTTGTAGGTGGCCGTGCGAATTTGGTGGATGTCTCTCTGCGAAATCACCTTCGTGATACGGTCATAGCGATGCGTTCTGTTGATGTGGTGGTACAATTCGTGAACGTGACCCATCCAAGTGCAGTCGTATCCCTCCATCGCCATCATTAATCTGGAGTCTTGAAGCACTCCCTTTGTGACCACCCCACCCCCTCCAAAACCGTGCGCGTAATGCGTTACGAAGGATAGGTTTTTTCGTGTTGTTTCCAACGCCCAACCGACACGAAACTCAATAACGCCTGTGTATCCACCGACCTGGATGTGAGATTTGCACTCCCTGTTGATGACCGAACTGAATCGTTGCAGGAGGTCAATCTCGTTGAACTTGATGATGCTCGTTTCGTGATTGCCATACCCTATCAGCAGAATGTTCTTTGCGTAGGGAGCAAACCATTCCACCGAGGTGTCTATGATAGAATCAAAGTAGTACGGAGTGTTGTGTTCAGGGCGTATATCACCCTTGTTCCTACGACCATCTGCGCGCCCTTGCATAACGCAGTATAGGTCTCCGTTGATGATAATTCCCGCATTTCTGCGTACCGCTTCATCCAAATGATTCTTGAGGAGTTCTCGGTTGCAATGCGGATTATCCCAATGCAAGTCCGATATGAGCAAGAACTCGGCCTCGGATTCGCAGTCAATGACGTGGACATTCTTGGAGATTCGTTCTGCTCTCATTGTTTTGGGTTTAGGGGTTAAGTAAGGAGTGGGTCATCGTAGAGGTCATCCAACTCAATCTTGAAGTCGGTCAGGACTTCTTCCACCCTCTCCTGCATATCGGGAGCATCGTGGAAAGTATGGTGGCGAAGTTCAGCGAGGGCGAGATACATTGCAGGAGCGAGACCACACATCTTGTGGTTCACCATATCTCGCTCATTCTCCGTGTCAAACTCAATCGTTATCTTCGCCATTATGTTGTTTAAGGAGGTAAACGACCGCCTCTTCAAAGGTTTCGCCCAAAGATAACAACGCATCCCTTACATAAAGGAACTCTTTTTTGTTAAATCGCAGGATAATCTTTTGAGACTTAGCACTATCCTTCTTCTGCTCCTCCTCTTCCAACTCTTTTTCAATATCTTCGGGCATCTGCCAGACCTCAATCCCGCAGTCTGCAAGGAGTTGAGCATCCCACTCGTTCGCAAGAGCCTCGTAGTCATAGTCCCCAAAAGACGAGTTGTCCTTCAAGGCAATGGCCTTCAGTTTCTCAATGTGGGTGTCTGCCGGTAAGACCTTGCAGGGAGCCTCCGTATATCCAAGTTCCCTCAACGCTTTAAGCCTCATATTGCCCCCTATGACAACGAATGTGTCCTTGTGGGGGAATACGATTAACTCACGAAGAGAAAGCATCTCAGGGTCATCCTGGAGGCTTTTGACGAGTTTCTTGAACCTATCGTCTTTGATTAACCGAGGATTGTTCGGTAGTCCTTCTACCTGCCCGGAGTTATTGCGGAGTTGATACAACTTGATGTCTTGTGCGTTCATTTATTTATACCCTATCGGGAAACGAAAGTGCGATTCTGATGCGGAATTGATTTTGGTGTACCTTATAGGGTACAAAAAGAGTGATTTTGTTCCCCTTTACGACCCATTACGGAAGGTCTATCTCCCCGAAGAACGGTCTTTTTTCCACGCTCTTCGCTCCCTTGCAAGACCACAACGCCCTTGCAAACCAATTTGGAGAATGGGTTTCGGACTTGATGCCGTTGGATCGGGAGCAGTAGTTGTCCCCCTTCGGAGTGCCGGGGGATATGGTGTAACCCGATGCCCCGAACTGAACGGTCTTGCCATCCTTGGTGGCCGTGTATTTCTTTCCTTTTGCGGATGACTTCGTAATCATCCAACCTCTGAACTCTGGCATAGCGTTTATTTTAAGCGAATGATGGTCATATCGTGTGGAGCAGGAGGAATGCCTCCGAAGTATGCAGGTAGCGTGTAGGTGATAAGCGGGATGCGAACCTTGAAGGTCGTGGACTGCGAGTTAATCCATACCGAAGCATTGTTGCCTTGGTTGGAAATCAAACACGAAATCTTTTGCCCCACTTGAACCGAGGACAAATACCGAATCTCCCTGCGTCCGTTGATGTACGCAGTTGCGTACATTTTAATGTACTGCCCTTCATCGTGAGGCATCCACCCTATGCGTACCGAATTACGCTTGTGGTAGGGAAATCCTGATACACCCCACAGTTTGTTGATGCCGTACCCTTCCGTGCCGGTGTTCTTGTAAAGGCAGGACTCGGTAAACATATACTCTCTCTTCCAAATAGTTCCCACGGTGGGAAGCATCAGGTCATTCTCGGCCCAATTCTCGCCTTGTTTGATGAGGATTTCTTTACGCATAGGACAAAGTTACTTATTTGTGGATAGATACGAGTCAATAATGGCTTTGGCCGTTTCAAAGGTATTGCAATGCGCGGCAAGGTAGCCTTTGGATAGTAAGCGGTTAATCATCTCCCATTGCTCGGCATAGTGTTCGGTTGCCGGGGTGATGCCGTCTTTCTTGAAGAAAGACACGCCAGGTCGCTTGAGTTCAATGAACAGTCCGTGATAGCCGTGCCTTGGCTCAAAGATGAGCAGGTCGGGAATGGCCCTGGACGAGCGGAGTTTGGCGGTCTTAACTGCAAGTCCCATCGGTAGGCGTATGCCCGACAAATCGGAAGTGAATATCAGGCCCGGATATTGGATTCGGATATATTGGCAGATGTCCTTTTGGAGGTCGTATTCGTATTGTACGGGAACCTTTGGGCTTGGGCATTTTTTAGGCATTGACATCGTTTAATTGCGCAAGTTCGTAAACTTTCTCTGCAAGTTCGCTTATATCCTCGTGAATGCGCTCGTTATACCAAATACCCTTTGCACGAGCAGCGTTATACATCTTATCGTAGGTTGGATAGTTGAGGTATTTAAGCACGACAAACTCCTGCAAGAGCGTTGCAACATCAATCGGTTGGAAGTGCTGTTTCATCATCTTGGAGGTATTGGGTACATCCAAGCACTTACCTCGTGCGTCCACCACGCTTCTCCGTGAATGTTGGTAAAAGTTATTTGGCCTTTGGTCAGCCATCCAACTGCGTAGTTGCCGTCTGCGAGGGCGAGAAACACCTCCTCCATCGGAGTCGGCATCGTGTATTTGGTTAGTCGTGTCCAGGTCATTGGTTAGGGGTTAATGGGTTAGGTGTTTTGGCTTGATGAAGAACGAGGTCAGCAGGATGACGATGAATACCGCAAAGACGAATATCATCGTAATCCATAACGGGGCAAAGCACCAACCCCACGAAATAAACGCGGGGCTGATGAACTTTACCAAGCACAACAATCCCGAAAGGATGGTCGGCCATTTGAATATATCCGTCATTAGAATGGCAAATCGTCTTTTGTGCCTTCTTGAGAAACCTCTGCCTTCGGTGTAGGCTTCCAGGTGTTCAACTCGGCATTGTGAGTGCCATACTTGTCTGCTTCACGCTTCGGCCAACAAGCGACACGGACATAGCCTTTCTCGTCCTTGTGTTCCTGAAGGAAGGCGGTGAAGGAATCTGCATTGAAAGAAAGCTCCACAAGCTCCTTGCCTGCGATGAGTTTCTTGTTAACGTAAATCCCTCTTGCGAATACTTTTGATTGGTTTTGTTGTGACATTTTTGATGGGTTTATAGGTTGGTTTTTGTTTACGGCAGCCGATTGCTTGAGCCCTGTTGTACTTCTGGGCATACCATTCAGAAGCATCAAGGGTGTAATTCTTTGGGTGCGAGTAGTTGTCGTACCCTTCTTGGTAAGCCGCCTTCAAATGGTTTACTTCAATCTTTCTGTGATAGTCATAGCATTTAAGCATAATCTCAGATTTCAATACCAATGGCGGTTGGTTGGATAGCCAGTCCATAAATAGCTGCATAGGGGTTGGTCGGTGTTTATTGGGCATTTTTGATTAAATTGATTTTGATAATTGAGGAACGAAGGCAACGCCTTTTGCCGACAACGGTTTTTACTCGGTCTCTCAATGCGTGATCCGCTTCTTCTACATCATCCCAAAATCCAAAGTATTCATCTTTCATCCCGGAGCATTTAACCTGAATCGCAAACCTGGTCTCTATCTTGGAATAATACTTCGGTACTTTCCCTTCAATGAGATCGGATAGATTGGCAATGTCCGATTTCGTTCCCCTTGACGAATTAGTTAATTCGCTCTCAATCACATTGATGGAGTGAATGACCGTAGAGTGGTCTCGGTTAAAGAATACCTTGCCGATAACGAGTTTGGAAACCTTGGTGTATTTACGGATGAGGTAGCAACAAAGCTGCCTTGCGTGAACGATGTTGTGAGTTCTCTTTTTGGATGCGAGATCTTCCTCGGTCAATCCGTAATATCCGCAAACGATGGAGATGATGTTCTTGACCATCTCTTGTTCAACCATTCCTACATTGAGTTTCATTTCTGTTTCCTCCCTTTTTTATCAACTTTTAGAACTGTAACGAGTTTACCGCAGTAGGGGCAGTATGGCCCAGTCTTGATGTCAAGCATCGCCTTGGGCGCATCGTGGGCTATCAAGCCGTGTTCTGGACACATTCCTGCGTATTTCATAGGTCAAAATCATCTTCACACCAGATGGGGGTTTTTTCTCCGACATAAGCCCCGCGAACATTGAACTCAAAATACTCTATGGCTTCTGTTCTTGTCGTATTGTGATCAAACTCAATGATGGCAATGCACATGCTCACCGAGTAAACAAGCCTCATTAAGGCCTGGTCCACACCGATGATGGCTTCATCAAACCCATCCGCTTTCACGAAGGATTCATCCGGGTATCGGTCAATTATTTGTTCAAGAATGTGGCTCATTAGAATGGGGTTCTTTTACTTGCAATCTTTTCCTCAAAGGTAGGTATTTCTCCCCTAAATTCCAACACTTTTGTGTATTGAAGTTGGATTCTTGCCATAGCAGTACCAACTTTCCCGTTACGGTTCTTCCTTACAAGGATTTCCATAACCTCTTTGAGGTCAGCCTTGTTCGGGTCGCTTTCTTCCATATACTCGGCAGGACGATACACGAACAAAATCTTGTCTGCGTCAAATTCCAACTGCCCTGTCTCCCTCAAGTCACTCATCTTCGGACGCTTGGTATCCCTTTGTTCTACATTCCGAGACAACGATGAAACCACGCAAAGCCATATATTCAGCCTCTTGCAAATCATTTTGAGGTACTTGGAGATGTTCGTGACCTGCTCAAGCCTCCCCTTGCTCCTATCCTCCGGCAGGGCAGAAATCAACTGAAGGTAGTCAATGTACGCCCCCTCAACCTTGTGCGTCCTGATGAGTTTGATAAGTTCAAGTTCAATCTTGTTAGGGTCTGCCCCTGGAATATCAACGATATGCAAAGGGGCATTCTTGACCGTATCAACTGCCATACCCATTGCGGTGTACTGATCCGATGAAATCCTCTGCGACACATCCAAAAACGACTCCCCATCCACCTCGCAGATGTTGGAAACAAGGCGAGTTACAAGCTGTTGAGTGGACATTTCAAGGGTGAAAAAAGCCACAGGTTTACCTGCAAGAGCTTGGTTAAGGGCAAATTGTACGCCCAAAGTGGTTTTTCCCATCCCAGGTCTTCCACCAAGCAAAATGAACTCGGAAGGCTTGAATCCCGTAATCAGGGAATCCGTGTTGAGATGATAGGTTGGAGTGATTCGGTTATCCCTCTTCCCCGACATAACGTCTGCCATTTCAACCATATAGGTGACGAGCAGTTGGTGGACATCGGTTGCAATCGGATCCGGGTCAAGGGAGCGAATCTCCTGCATTTCGTTGTAGAGCTTATCAATATCCTGGTGCTTGAGAAATTCAACCTTGCAATCCTTGATTCTCTCACCAACATAGCGCAGGTGAAGCTCGTGCCGATAATGCTTCCACCCATCGCAATGGTAAATCCCGTTGTCTATCGTTGCGAGGTAAACCGCATCCACGGGCGTTTTGAGTTCTACCAACTTGCCGTAAACGGTGACGGTGTTGATGGGTTTCTCCTCCCTTCGCAGTTCCCTAATGGCCCGAAAGACATTTCGCCTCTGCCCTTCCTCAAAGTATTCCTCCCGAAGTTGGAGGACAATATCGCCCGGACGTATGCTTTCGCAGATCAAGATGCCGAGCATCCGATCTTGGTATTCAGCGTACAATGCCTGGCTCTGGAGTATAGATTCTGATTGATTCATTGGTGGATTGGTTTGGTGAATTTGGTGAATGCCTCTCTGACGCATTTACAGGCTCGTCATTGAACGCTTTATGCGAAAGGTATCTTACGGGGTCTTTGCGGTACTTCTTCTCGTGGTGAGCCTCTAAATAAGCGGGAAGGGTATTCCTGATTTTCTCCACCTCCTCGTCCGTTAATTTGAACCAAGCGACCATCGCTTTGTCCTTGCCTACCTTCTTGTCGTAATACTCCCAGAAGCCTTCAAACATTTGGAGCATTTGGTCGTGGTCGTAGATGGAGCCCCTGCGCTTTCTACCCTCCAGGGTTGTCTCCCTCTCTTTTCTTTCTTTCCCTTCTTTCTCCCCCACACCCCCTCTATTATCCCTATCTATCTTATCTCTCCCTCTGATAGTAATATAGTTGTCTATATCTTTATAATTATCTATATAGAATCTTATTTGCTCAATTTTGGTTTTTTTCTGGGAATCAAGGTAGGGAATGCGGATGTTTTCGCCATCCACAACGAGCGTTTCGTTGGCGATTAAGGCTTCCAAAACGGGTTCTCCGAGGATGGTCAGGGCTTCCGAAACGGTCATTTTGCCCTCGTTTGCGGTGTAATCGCAGAAGAAGTCCAAGGCCGCAATGCGGATGAGGTTCGGCTCCTTCCCAAGACGGGAGAGCCTCCACCAAGTTGGTGAAAATGTAAATTCGGGGTTAAGCATTGGTTATGAGGTTAATATCTGCCCGATACTGTCGCAATGGTGTAACCACCATACGAGGTGTTGGATGCAACAACTTGACCGCCCCGGACGATTTGAACGGTCACGCTCCCAGAGGCGTTGTTGTTCTGGGCCGAGATATAAAGCCATCTCGTGCCGGTCTGCGTCCACTTATACCACCATCCATTGCCCACAGGATCCCATTGTTGGGTATTGTCGTAAGCGTTTTGCAGGGTCACGGAGTAGTTGCCCGATGTGCCGCTCACCCGGTATTCGTAAGAGATCGCTTGTTCTTCGGCAGTACAAGAAGTCAAGACGAGGAGGAGAAATAATAGTTTTTTCATTGGTTTGGGGTTTGGATTTTTGAATGATATTTAATTCAATTGGTTTGTTTTTTTGAGTTAATGAATGATTTATTCAGCACCCGAAGGTTCAACATCGGAGCAATCTTGCAGACCCCGGTGGTAGGCTTCGTGGCGTTGTTCCTGCTCCATTGCGAGACCCCGTTCAAGGGTCTCGGTCAGGAAGGTTTCATTTCGCTTAATTTCTTCGGATTCAAGTTCACGGAGGCGTAATTCCTGGATTACCCACTCCAAAGCAGTTTGATTGCTCATTTGAATGTAATTGCTATGCTTCCCTTGGTTCCCTTGGCTTCGCAGACGGGGATTTCTTCGCCCGTGTTTGGATCCGTAATCATCGCCTTACCTGCTTGCTTAAAAGCAAGTTTCAGCAGTTCTTCACGGTCTTTCAGTTGGGCTTTGATTTCGCAATAAACCGTATCTTGTTCGCAGTTCGGGCCGATAGACCCTTCCTTCATTTGGACATTGGCCCCGAAGACATCAAAGCTCTTGCCGGGATATTTTCCCGCTTCTTCAGCCACGGCTTCTTCGGTGGCCTTGATGACTGCATCAATCGCCTTAATCATCGCTTTGAGCTTGATGTGGGCTTCCAGGGCATTGACGTGGCCTTCATTGATTTGCTCAATGAGCGTGGAAGAAAAGGTCTGAATATCAGCCTTGCTGACATTTGACCGTGGGATGGTGATGAGTTGTTCCATAGTGTTTTGGTTTAGGGGATTAATTGGTACTTGCGTCCGTTGTGTTCAATGACTTCGGGAGGTCGGTTGTCTATGATTGTACCATTTGAACTCCCATAGTAGATTTCATTGCCTTGAGAATCGTATTCACGCTTTGCCCAAAATCCATTTGAAAGTTCTCGGTAGATAAATCTACAATTCTGGTCCTTGATTAATAAAGCTCCATTCGCCTCAAAATCCCATTTCAACCATTGGCCGATAGTTTGTCCGTCTTTCATCAGTTCTTCTTTTTAGCGTTGAAGTAATTGATTCCTTTTTGATAGCGGTCGGCATCCCAATTATTCGGCACGAAGCGAGGGTCGGCTTGTTCCTCTGGTGAACCAAGAGCGGCCCGTGAGATAATGTACTCTTGATGGATTTTCCGCAATGCTTCTGGCACAACAACCGGCTCGGTGGTGCGCTTCTTGGTCGCAGGAGCGGTCGTGGTTTCGGGAGCAGGAGTTCGCTCGGCAGGAGCCTTCACAACCGGTGCATCGTGTTCGCCTTTGAACACCGCAATACCTATTCCGATATAAGACGCAATCTTGGTGATTGCATCGGTGGTCGCGCCTTTGGCGGCATCGCCCATATCATCGTTGGTGGAGGACGCGATGCACTCGTAGTAAATGCCGTAGGCAGGAACTTCAAGGATGGTCTTGGCCAGGGCCGTGTACTCGGTGCGCTCTTTACCGTAGTTCGTGGTGCGAGTGATGGAGGAGATAGGCGCAAGGAGTTCGGTTCTAATCGTCCACTCACCGATTCCGAAGACATCGTTGAAGCGTTCGGTGACGAAGATGGCCTTGATGGTGGACATCCCGGCACGGGTTGGGTGGGCCTTTACGGCTTGCGGTGGGAGAGGCTTGGCGATTAGCTCAAGTTGCTCAGAGGAGAGGTTTGTTTTCATAATTAAGGCATTGTGGTTGTGGGTTGAGATTCAAAAAGGAGGTAGAAGGTGTGGATTTTGCCGTTCCAAATTTCGTAGGGCAGGTTTGCCGCAAACCAAAGAAGTTCTTGACCATCCAACTGCCACCAATATTCGTGCTTTTGTAAAAGGGAGAGAAGGTTTTCACCGATAGCGGGGGCGTTTTGTTTGATGTCAAGGATAGCCTTGAATACATCGGCATTGCATTTTTCAAGTAGCGTCATTGGTTTGGGGTTATAGGGTTGGAAAAAAGCGTTTGAGGATGGCGTAAGCAAAAGATGGCTTTGGTTGTGGTTTTGGCTGTGCCTTTGGTTTAGATGCCTTCTTAATCGGATTAAGAACCACTTTTTTTACAGGCTTTTCGTTGAGAACGAGTTTTGCATCCTTCTTTGCGACAGTAAGGCATTTTTTTGCAATGCTTGCGCTTTGAACTTTGTAAATCGCAACGCATTGAGCCCTGGTTGGACGAGGAACAGACTCAGACCATTTGTAAACGCCATACTTGACGTGAACGAGCATTCCTGCACTAACATAGAAATCGTGCAGACTCTTACCAACCGATAGGCCCATATTTAAGGCCTGAATCTTCCGAGTTGACGTTTCTTCCTGCGACATTAGCCAAAGGGCTTGGCCGTAGATGTAGGCCTTGTCATCTCTGAGGTTGGCCGGGGTGTGGGTCATTGTTTTTTTTGTCATTGTTTTGGGGTTTAAGTATTAACAAAAGTGTTCACAAATATAGGGCTTCGTGGTGATTTTTTATCGCTTTGGTAAAATAAATTTTTAGCGTTTCGTCAAATTTTTCGCTCTCTTTCCTCCCTTGCGTCCAGAAGAACACTTGGTTGCGTTCAATGCCCGATTCCTTGGCCAATGTGTCAACGGTAATCTTGCAACGATCCATCATCACCCTGATATATTCGTTTTGGCTGATATTCAGGCTTAATTCGGAATTTCGCAGAATTGCCTTCGCTTTCTTGACAGGAATGACCTTGGTTTGCCCAACCTTACGTAGGAAGGCTATTTCAATCTGAACTTCGCTCCGGCAGGATTCGGGCTTTCGCATCCAATTAAAGACCGTTGTAATGCTCACCTTTGCGTCTTCGGCAAAGGACTGCATCGTGTAATCCATTCTTTTGAGTAGCAACTTAATGCACTCGTGGCGGTAGAGGTGGTGTGGTTGTTTGTTCATTTGGTTTGGTTTAGAGGTTGTCAAGTTCATTCTTCGCTCCCATCAATACTGCTCTGGCTTCCAAATACTTGCCGTAAAGTGTCCAATTCACTCGGAACGGTTGGATCACTTCCGACCAATCCGGCATCAAATTTTGAACGCAGGCTTTCCTTATGTGCCTTTGCCAACTGCCGAGCGGTTCCGGGGACATAGGGTTGGATAATTTCAAATTCATTGTAGAAGGGTTTAAGGTTTTTTTCAATGTAAATTCTCAAGCGTAATCTTTTTGTTCGTAAATCTTTTCTGTACCTTCGGTTATTCTCAGCGGTCTTCATCAACTGATTGATAATCGCCAAAGGATAGCGAGATGGAGGGCTCAACACTTTCGTCACCCCGAACTTATTTCGGTAAATCCGGGGCAATTCAAGGCACTTGTTGACTGCATCGTAGTTCCAATTGTTCTCGTTTGCGATCCTCACCAAATCGCCATCAATCAGGTACTTTTTGAGGTCAAAGACCAAGGCCGGGGGGAGAGGGAAGAACGGCCCCATAGAGCTTCTGGAGACCCCTGGAGGTAATCGTTTGTTGCACCAATAATCCGAGGCATCACCGACCCGGACTTTCGTATTGTGGAGGTGGAAATCCACAATCTCCCTTATCCTCGTATGAACCCTGCGGAAGGACGCGGTGTTTTCCAACCCCGCCTTTTTCATCACGAAAAGCAAACGGTTCGCCTCGTCAAAATTCAGCGAGATGGATCCTTTGATAGATGGTGAATTGTGCATCCTTAAAACAGCTTTGGCGGCACTTGGTTTTTGCGTTGTAATGCGTTCTGGATGCGTTTCTCGGATATAGCGATGTACTCTGCCTCTCGCTCAATACCGATGTATTGGAAGTCCTCTAAGGCCGCAGCGCATCCCGTGGACCCTGACCCGTTGAAGGGGTCCAAGACGATTCCGTTGGGCGGGGTTACGAGGCGGCATAGGTATCGCATGAGGTCAGTTGGCTTGACGGTTGGGTGGAAATTCGTTCTCTCTTGAACACCTCGGTTCCTTGGGTTATCCCCACCAGGGTTGCCCTGTTTGCGGCTTTCATCCATTTGCTTGGAATGCGATCCGTCAAGTCCCGCATCCCTATCCGCTTTGCTTGCCTTGGCGCAGTAGAAGAAGCGGGCCGAATCTTTGAGCAGGTCGGTGGCTTCCTC